AGCAGATGCTCAACGCCTTGGCACTGGTATTGTCGAAATTGATGACGAACTATTCTGGGTAGACACAGTAGACCGCATTTCTAACAGCGCAACAGTTTCTCCATATGGCCGTGGCTTTATGGGTTCTACTGCTGATACACACACTGCTGGTTCTAAGGTAACTATCTCTCCTACTTTTCCTAGACACGTTGTAAAGCGTGCTATTCAAGATACCCTTCGCGCTATGGGCGCGGCTATTTTTGCAGTCAAGCAAACAAGTTTTACATATAGCAGCAGTGCAATTAACACATACGAATTAGATAACAAAAACATACAAAACATTTTAACTATGCACTGGCAAGACATTGGCTCCAGTAAGGAATGGATTCGCATTAAGCGATGGGAGTTTGATGCTTTCCCAGATGAAACTACCTGGGGCACAGGAGCACAGACAGTAACTATTGGTGACAGAATTGTGTCAGGCCGTAAGGTAAAGGTTGTTTATACAACCATACCTTCAACACTGTCTACTACATCTACAGATTCATTTAGCACTCAAACTGGATTACCAGAGTCTTGCCGAGACATTGTAATCCTAGGTGCTTCATATCGTTTGATTGCCTACCTAGACCCAGCCCGTACTGGTGCACAGTCACCACAGGCTGACGAGACAGATAACAAGCGTACCTTTGGTTCAGCAACTAATGCGTACCGTCAACTCTTTGCTCTTTATACACAGCGTCTTTCAGAAGAAAACATGTCGCAACAACAACAATACCCACCACGAGTTCACTTCAGCCGATAGGAAGATTGAATGCCAACAAGAAAATACTCATCCCGTTCCCAGCAAACTACCCTTACTGCTGGCATTAACTCAAGCGCCACTTCGGCTACAGTCGTATCTGGAAGTGCATTGCTTGGTGGTATTACGGTTTCAGCAGGTGAAATCTTTACTGTAGTTATTGACCCAGATACAGCCCTTGAAGAAATTGTAGACGTTACCGCCGTCAGTACCAATACACTAACTATTGTTCGTGGTATTGATGGCTCAACTGGACAGGCTCACTCAGCAGGTGCAGTAGTTCGACATATGGCAATTGGTCGTGACTATCGTGAGGCTAATACTCACATTGAAAACACAACCACAGCACACGGGTTAACCCTTGCTAACGTAACCTTGTCAACTGGTACAGGTAATGTATCAACTGCAATGCTTGCATCTAACGCTGTAACAACTGCAAAGATTACAGACTTAAACGTTACTACTGCAAAGATTGCCGATAGTGCAATTACCTCTGCCAAGATAGCAGACCTTACAATCGCTACAGGTGACATTGCAGACTCTGCTATCACAAGCGGTAAGATTGCAACAGGTGCTGTTGGTACAACCAAGATTGATGACCTATCAGTCACGGAGGGTAAGTTAGCCGCTAACGCAGTTACATCAGCCAAGATTGCCGATGGCACTATTGTCGCTGGTGACTTAGCAGACGGAGCAGTAACATCTGCTAAGATTCTAGATGGCACAATCGTCAATGCTGACATTAACGCAAGTGCAGCAATTGACAAGACTAAGATTTCAGGAACAGCAGTTACAGTTGCAGACACTGGCACAGTAACTAGCACAATGATTGCTAACGATACAATCGTCAATGCAGATATCAACTCATCTGCTCAGATTGCATATGGCAAGTTAAACCTTGCTAACTCAGTAACTAACGCAGATATTAACGCTTCTGCTGCTATTGAATGGACAAAGATTGCTCCATCATCAACAGTATCTGCAACTGAACTTGGATACCTAGATGGTGTTACTTCTGCAGTTCAGACTCAGTTAGATGCTAAGTTAGCAACTGCTACAGCAGCAAGTACCTATGCTCCGCTGGCTAGTCCAGCGCTGACTGGTGTGCCTACTGCCCCAACAGCAGCATCTAACACCAACACAACTCAGATTGCTACAACTGCATATGTGCAGAATGAAATTTCAGAGTTGATTGATGCAGCCCCAGGCGCACTAGATACTCTTAACGAGTTGGCAGCAGCCCTTGGAGACGATGCTAACTTCTCAACCACAGTAACCACAGCCCTTGGCACTAAGTTGCCTCTGGCTGGTGGCACAATGACTGGTGCTATTGCAATGGGTACCAACAAGATTACAGGTGCTGGTGACCCTACATCTGCTCAGGATGTTGCAACCAAGAACTATGTAGATACAGCAGCAATTGCTCCTAGCAACTTGACTGGTCCAATCACATCTGTTGGTCCTGCAACTTCGATTGCATCTCAGACTGGTACTGGTTCAACATTTGTAATGCAGAACAGTCCAACATTGACAACACCAGCACTTGGCGTAGCCACTGCAACTAGCATCAATGGAACTACAATTCCATCATCTAAGACTTTGGTTGCAACTGACTCAACTGCTTATGTAGTTCCAAGCCAGACTGGTAACTCAGGTAAGTATCTCAAGACTGATGGTTCAACATCATCTTGGCAGACAGTAGATTCACTTCCTTCACAGACTGGTAATGCTGGTGAGTTCCTCACAACAGATGGAACAACAGCATCTTGGGCAGTAGTTGCAGGTTCTCTTGCACAGCCAACTGAACCATCATCTCCTACAGATGGACAAATCTGGGTAGATACAGATGGCACAGCACTTATCAATCAGTTACTACGCTGGTCTAAGGCACCTGCTAATGGAACAACAACTCTATCTGGCAATGATGATAACTCAGTACCGCTGACCTACAGCGTAGGTTACGAGCAGGTATTCCAGAACGGTGCATTACTTGCACGCGGTTCTGACTACACAGCAACTAACGGTACAAGCATCTCATTGACTAACGCCTCTGTAACTGGAGACATCTTTGAAGTTTTTGCTGCACAACCTGTAGCAATCTCTGATGTGTACACACAGACTCAGGTTAATGCAGCGTTTATTCCTGATTCACTCATTGATGCTAAAGGTGACATTGTAACTGCAACAGGTGCGGACACTCCAGCACGTTTAGCGGTAGGTGCTGATAACACTACTTTAGTAGCGGACTCAACGACTTCAACAGGTTTAAAATGGGGTGGCGGTTGGCAAACTTATTCTCCAACAATCGGCAATTTTAACATTGGTAATGGCACAGCAAATTATCGCTATTCACAAGTAGGCAAAACAGTCACTGTTGATATAAATATAACTTGGGGTTCAACAACGTCATATACTGGTACACCTAATATTTCATTACCTGTAACTGCAAAATATGACGGCGCTACTTTTAGTGGTGCTTTTGTGGATGCTGGTACGGCTTTTTTTGCAGGACTTGCACTTGTAGAGTTTGGTTCGTATTCATATATTACATTAAAGAGCCTTGTTACATCTTCTACATATGGAACGTACGGTAACGTTGACTCTACTACTCCATTTACTTGGACAACAAATGACAAAATAAACTTCCAATTTACCTATGAGGCGGCGTAATTATGACATTTCAATTTCATCCAGCATTTCCAGATGCAACCAATGAACAAAAGTGGGAGCAGATTAAGTTGTGGCGTAATGCCCAACTTGCTTACACTGATTGGACTCAAGTAGCAGACTCACCTGCTGACAGGGCAGCGTGGGCTACATACCGTCAAGCATTGCGTGACCTACCTGCTCAAGGTGGTTTAGCAGATGAAGCAGTATTTCCAACAGAACCAGGGAGCAACTAATGGCAACCATCAGTAATACACCAAGACCAGGCTATGTCTGGGACAGTGCAGACAATGTCTGGTATCCAATCGGAGTAGGTGCTCATCAGCATACTAATGCTGCCGATACTCCAGCGGTAATGCCTTACTCTACCTATGCTGCTGCTGGCAAGAACAAAGTTATTAACGGCGACTTTGGAGTCTGGCAACGCGGTACAACCTTTAACTCTGCATCTAACGGTTCATTTACATCTGACCGTTGGCAAGTAGCGTGGGATAGTTCTCCAACAGTAAACGTAACTCAACAAACATTTACATTAGGAACTGCACCTGTAACAGGATATGAAGGTCAATACTTTTTCCGACTAGCAGAAACTGCAACAAGCAGTTCTACTGTTGTAGATGTTCGTCACAAGATTGAAGATGTCAGAACTTTTGCAAATCAAACTGCAACATTATCTTTTTGGGCTAAAGCAGACTCAGCAAGAACAATGACAATTGCGGCAATCAATCAAGACTTTGGTGTTGGTGGTTCAACAGCAGTTACTGTAACGCCAACTACATCAAGTTTTAACTTGACAACATCTTGGCAACGATTTAGTACAACAGTAATATTTCCAAGTATTGCTGGAAAAACTATTGGTACAAATAGTGCGGTATCTTTCTTCTTGCGTAATACTGCTTCGTCAACATTAGTCTTTGACCTTTGGGGTGTACAGTTTGAACCAGGTTCTAACCTAACAGCCTTCCAAACTGCTACTGGTAACCCAGCATCTGAGTTGGCTGCGTGTCAGCGCTACTATCAAAAGTCTTATAACCAATCAATAACACCAGGAACAGCAAGTCAAGTTGCAGGTGCAAAAGCATTTCAAACTGCAAGCACTGTTGCTACTGGCGGTGTTATTGGTGGAGTAGTTTTTGGCATTCCAATGAGAGCAAACCCAACTATTTCAACTTGGGGTTTTGGTGGCGGTTCAGGCAAAGTCTCAAATGGTTCTGGAACAGACTTGGCTGCAACATCAGCCTCTGCAATTTGGATTGGCGAAACAGGATTTGCAGTTCAAAACTCATCAGGCGGAACAATTACACCTGATTACAATGTTTTACAAGTTCACTATGCAGCAAGTGCGGAGTTATAAAAATGAAATACACATACCAAGAAACCGAATTTCAAACAGTTATTCGAACTGATGAAAATGGCGATATAGCATTTATTCCCAAAGACACAGCAAACTCTGACTACCAACGCTATCTAGAGGAGCAAGCCAATGACCAGAGCCTATAACACAGCCACTACTCAGCAAAACTCTGGTGGTGCAGTAGCAGGTGTAACTGCTGGTAAGAACGCAGTTCTTAATTCTGCTTTTAATGTATGGCAACGCGGTACATCCGTAACAGGTGCAGGTGGCGGTGCATATACGGCAGATAGATGGTTTTTGTATGCAGGTGGTCAGGGAACAGTTAGCCGTCAAGTAACAGGTGACACAACAAACCTGCCATTTATTCAGTATTGCGCACGCGTTCAACGCAATAGCGGAAGTTCAGATACAACAGGTATTCCTTTTGCTCAATCTTTTGAAACAATTAACTCAATTTCTTTTGCAGGAAAAACAGTAACTCTTTCTTTTTATGCTCGTAAAGGTGCAAACTTTTCAGCAGCATCTGACCAAATTGGAGTTACTTTAGCAACTGGTACTGGTACAGACCAAAATTATTTAAGCGCTGGTTATACTGGAGCAGCAACTCCAATTAGTCAGGCTGTAACTTTAACATCAACTTGGCAAAGATTTACTTATTCAGCAACTGTTGCATCAACTGCAACAGAATTAGCAATAAGATTCTTTTTTGGTCCAACAGGCACCGCAGGTGCAGCCGATTACTTTGAGGTAACTGGAGTGCAGTTAGAGGTTGGCTCAGTAGCCACACCTTATGCACCTTACAGTCCTACTTATCAGGGTGAACTTGCTGCGTGCCAGAGATACTTTGTTAATTTTATTCCAAGCACTGCTGATTATGGAACAGTTATTTCAATGTTTCAAGCAGTGTCAACAACAGCCGCTAAGGGTGGATTACAATTCCCTGTTCCTATGAGAACTTCTGCTTCA